ACCCCCCGGATAGCGCCCTGCGACAAACATCCAGACCATCGCCGAAAACCTCCTTGGCAGCACTGAGCAATTTCTCTTCGTCCGGCCCGACAGCGGGTTCTTCCTCTGGTTCCGCGCTATTCTCCCCTTCAATCACAATACAGGGATCGATGTCATAGAGCTTGTCAGCAATATCTGCAATGTCTCCGGTGGTGGCCAGGTCACCCTCCCGTTCCTGCTCGATCCGCAGCCAATACGATGGGTTGACCGCAGAGGCTGGTACGGGAGATGTCCTAGTTATACGGAGCGTTGTAAACTCGCTCATAGCAAACTCCGTAACCAAGGACCCGGGTCAGTTTGCAACTCTATCCTGGTGCAGTACTTATGCGGGTCCAGCCCATCGCAAACCTTTATTACCTCGCCCGTACAAGAATTATAATAGACATTCGTACTGCTCACCTTTTGGCACCAGTCAAGGATAAACAATGGGTTGCCTGGGCACCACCCAAGAACATCCAGAACGCCCTGAGGGACTTCTAATCGAAGCTGATCTGTATCTGTCGTATTGTCAGTCGTTGTCTGCCAAGAGGCGGTTATTGTCGGCTCGATATTGGATATCTTGTTGCTGTTGGTCGTATTTACCGGCAGTTGATTAATAAAAGTTTTATCCCCTTGGGTCTGCTCTGGCCTCGTCGCTTCCGGTTCGTCCCACAGCCCCTTGTCCACCTCGACAGTCAGAACGTGGTAGCCACCCACGGCTTTGCCTACGACTCGCAGCGCCCCGAAACTCTCATGGCTCAGTTTGAGGTAATTACCCATATTGGTAATCTCTGGCACAGCTATTTGCTCACCATATCGATCATAAACCGGAGTTTCCCATACCACCGTCACATCCACCATATAACATTCCAGGTCGATGACTGCGGCATTTTTCGCAAAAGCTGAAAACTCCCGAGGCAACTCGATCAATTGTTGTGGTCCGACCTCACCGATAGTTGTAGTCAGTTGGTAGGGGAGGCCCGGAGCGGACGGCCACACATAGAAACCCAGAAAAAAACGGACAATCGTACCATCAAATTCAACCGGACTGCCGGACTGCCGTGATCTCGTAGCCGATTTGCCGGTAGCGGCATACATCCAGGCCTGGTACAGATCCTGGATGCTCGCATATTTCCTTGTGGTAGCCGGTATAATCTGCTCCAATCTCACCCATTGCCCCGCAGTTGCAGTCTGGTCAGATCTGGTTATACGCAAAGACGTGAACTCGCTCATGACTTGGTCACCGTCCCGTCGCAATAATCCACATCATAATGAAGATCCTCTGGTTGCGGCGGGGCAGGCTCACAATCAGGAGGAACCACAGTAACAGAACCACCACCCCCTGAATTGCAGCGACCGCCATCCAAAACGGTTGGTGGGGGGTTGTATTCAATAAAATTATTACCGCCATCCCAGAGTGCATAGATATAACTCTGATATTTGTTTTCAGCGGCTTCAGGTCGAGGATAAATCGTAACTGAGTAAGCGTGGCGGACGACCCTATAAATCACCAACAATGTGCCATATACCTGCTCAGCTATTCGCGGTCGATTGCCGGATATATCTACCGCAGGCCTGGGCAAGACCTCTCCATCAACGGCAAAAGCGTCGGTTACCCATTCAGCAGAAAGAATTTCACTGGTCGGATAGCGAAGCGCTGGCTCCGTTATCTTTTGAATCTGCAGCAATTCAGCATATTCCAGCTCAGCCACAACCCTCGGCCCCAAAACCCCATGGCTGATTTTAGCTGAGTAGTTGAGGTCCGGTGGGTCCGGGTAGGCAAATACATTTCCGGAAACACTGCCGTCCTCATTGACGCCACAATTTTCCTCGACACCGTCTCCCTCGCCGAATAACAAATCGTGTAGATAAGCGACCACGCCGCCTTTGGTCAGCATTCCGATATACGGGTCCCAGCGTTCCTGTTCGAGGAGGACTCGATTCTTCGCCTCCGATCCAGGCAGGCTGCGGGTTATGCGTAGAGTAGTGTATTCCACAGTTACGCAGCCGCCTCACCAGATAACACTTGAGTGCATTTATTGTTGGCAAGTGAGGCCGAACCTGCCGGGACAACCCTTAGTTGTCCAATTGGAACCCTAGCTGGATGAGTCGTAAACGTTACTGTATCACCAGCCTGCCAAGTTCCACCCCATACGCCAGATTCAAGCGTAAAGTACGGTCTGGTGAAATCGGTATTATTGGGGGTAAAATTATTTCCGATTACTTCACCGCCTTTCGAACCAAGGCTATCCCCGGACAGGGTAAAATTGGTGGCATCGGTAAATGTAATCGTCCAATCCTCATCGACTGTTCCAGCATTATCAAGGATTAAAGGATAGGTTGAAAAATCAACGGTCCCAGAAGTAGATGTTTTGACAGGGGTCGTAGCAGTCGGCTCAATATCTCCGGGTTCAATAAGAGAGGAAACCCGAACTGAACTTTGAGAATATGGCGCCGTAGATGCCGTAAATGCATTAACAAATGCGACAGTAACGGTGATGGTCACATCCAGGCCGGAAAATGTTGGAGTCCCGGAGATGGTTTTTACCTCCTCCGCGCCATTGGTTGCAAGAGCGGTCGTATGGCTGCAGACCTTGATTTTGTACCCATCCTTGAAAATGTCCTTCGCCCCACCCGGCAAGAGAGCGGCATTTTTCACCGTAACCACAAGAGTCAGGGCGTCGATAACGATATTGTTTTTCAAATAGGCAGTCCCGACCAGGTCGGCCGTGGCCATCTCCGCCGCTAGCCCCGCCTCGGTTGTCCGTTGTCCGGAGAGCCACTTCACCATGTAGTCATTAGGCGAAATCGTCGGCGCGTCGTGGTAGTCTTCCGGATCGAGCAGGGGAAGGTTGTCGGTATTGGTCAAACCGGCAAAGGTTTTTTTATAGGTGTCTAACCCCGCCGCACGCTGGGCACTAGTGACATGGGGAAAAACGTTCTGCACCACTCCGGAGGTGATGACAGTTGCCCCGCACCGACCATTGGCCAGCGGACGAAACCATTTAATATCAGTTGATAGCATGCTATACCTCTTTCAGGGTCAAGGTGCCGGCGCATATCTCATCGCCGGCAGGGGTTTTCGAGTATTGACGTAACGGCTCAATGCTGAGGCCGCCCAAGGGGATCATTACGGAACGGGTTTCCGTATCGTAGGTAAGTGTGAGGATTGAACCATCATCCCGCCAGGCTGCGAGCTGTGCTACCTGAGACCACAGGAACCACCCTGACAGGCGATTGCCGTCGACCTTGGCTTCCAGGATAATATCCTGGTTTGTTGGGCCTGCCAGGCGCTGAACCACCAAACGGCCAAAAGTTGCCCGTTCACTACCCCGAGCCCTGTCTTGGCTGCGGTTGGTCCAAATGATGTGATGAAGATTTACGGTAACGATCCCATCAGTCAGCGGTATTATCATGAGCGCCCTTTATGCATCTTCATAAATTCATTCATGACCGACTTCGCCAAGGTTTTTGCTGAAGCCTGGGACGCTGCTCCAGAATAGCTGAAATGGAGCTGGTAGGTATCGCCGCCAGAAGTAGCGGAGGCCAGGGCATCAACCACTCGAGAAACCTGGTCCCCAATTCTGGCATCCAATGTACCTAAATTATTTAATGAAGACAATACATTTGTGTTTATCCCCGACTGCGCAGGCACCGGAATCGGCACTGCCCGGGAGGTGGGCCCCTTCAACACTGAATTCTTGAGGTACTGGCCTGCTTGGCTCATGGGCTTGTGGACCGCGTTCATAAACCAATCGCCCAAGTTTCTGGCCCAATATGTGGATTGCTCATCCGGTATCCACCACTCACCCGGCCGCGACAACACCTTCACCTTATCCTTCGGGGACTTCGTGCCCGGGATCCTGCCGCCGCCGGCCATCGCATAGGTCTGCCCGCCAGCAGCCTTACCCTGGGTAGTGGTTACCGGGATCTCAATTGTGTAACGGCGCTGTGCGTCCCGGACAAACTCGCGAATCATTTTCTCAGCTTTCGTGAAATCAAGAGACGGCTCCCCGGGGTATTTGTCTAGGGCCTCTCGAATACTATCCAGTAACGGCTCAACTTCCTTCTTGGTAGCCGGGCTTATAACCACACTCACCGGGGCACCCTCGAGATTCTCGGTTATATCGAAGTCCTTCATCTCCTGGGCGACGGCCTCGGTGGTGGCTTGACCCATGACCGCACCCTGTTCCCGTCCTTGCGCCTTCCATTCTTCAAGAGGCACCCCATCGACCTTCACCCCGTCAAACAATCCCTCCCGGGTGCCGGCGGCAACCTGGTCGCTTACTGCCTTTTTGATCTCTTCCGCCGACATGGTAGTGCCGTCAGTAACTCCCTTCTGGATGCCCTTGGCTGTGGCTATACCAACATCTCGCTCGTACTGCTCCCAATTAAAATCAGGAGAGATGCCGCCTCCGGAGTTGTCTGAACCGCCACTCGGCGCCGGGCTGTTGATCACAGCGGATTGCTGGTTGGCGATCGCCGCGGCCTTTTCCTTGAGCTTGGCGATCTCACTATCAATGTGCTGCATCTCAGCATTGTGCCGAGCCTGCTCTTTCGCCATAGCGGCTGCATAATAATTGTTAACAGCGTCAACCCGGGCTGTGAACCTGTCCTGGTTCTTCTTGAGAGCTTCGTCCTCTAACTTATTGATCTCGTTAATTTTGTCTCGATGAAGCGCTTTTTCCTTAGCCAGCTTACTCTGATTCTCAGCAAGCTCTACCTGCTCTTGGGCTTTCCTGGCCTCGATCAAGGCGTCTGTTACCTGCTGCAGACCAGAGATAGCGCTGGTTGGGTTCTCCAACTGGTCGTAGTAGCCGCCAGCTGACTCTATAAGTTCTTTGGCCCGGTCTATAGCCTCCTTGTCGTTCTTGGCCTTGGCCTCGGCAAGCGCCTGCTGCCCGGCGGCGAGCCGCTCGGCAGCCGCGGATGCCAACGCGCTTTCCTTGGCTTGGCCCTCGAGACCCTTCATCCTGATATTAGTAATCTTGTCCTGAAGAGAGTCTTGCAGCCCGGTTATGTCTGCCGCCGCCGACCGCTCAATCTCTACCCTGGCCTTGACCAGCTCGGCTCTTTTATCCTCGTAATCCTTATCCGCCTCTATCCGCTTGTCCTTGGCGTCGCGAGCGATCTCGACAATCTTGGTAGTGGCCTCTTCCTCCAGCTCGACAAGTTCCTTTGACTGCTCTTCCCGAAAGTCCAGGACATCCTGGGCCACACTCTTGGCCATCAAACCGGAGGCCTTCTCCAGGGCAGCCAGCTTGTCCGCTGTCCCTTTCCTATTTTCAAGCACCTTGTCGTCGTGCTTGGCCTCCTCGGCAATTCTCTTCTCCTGCCAAGACGAGAGCTTCTCTTCAATAGCAATACGTTTTTGCCCAAATACCTCCAGCTTCTGGAGCCTGACTTGGTTGGCCTTTTCAACTGCGGCGTCAACCCTGGTCTGTGCTTCTGTCTGCTGCTCCGGGGTCCCACCCGCATCCGCAGCCTTGGCGTAAGCCTTGGCCACTTCAACCATCTCGTCGTAGGCTTTGATTGTGGCATTGAGCTTTGTGAGTTCCGCTTCTTCATGGGCGACGGTGCCTTTGGCCTCAGCCACGGAAACAGCGTAGAGTCTTTCAGCAAGCCCCTTTTCCAGTTTTTGGTTGGAAGATTTGAAGTCTATAGTGGCTATGGATTTGTCAAACTCCTCAGCCAGCTCTAAGCCCTCGATTATACCTGCAGCGCCTGCCTTGCCTACTTTGACCCCCGCCTGATACGCCGGATCCTCCATAGATTTCAGTGCTGCTTCGAGGCCCGCGACCATCTTATCCACTTCATTGGAGGAGAGGAACTTACCGCGCATGGCCTCCCGGAAAGAGGCAACTATCTGCTTATCCGTAAGCTTTTTTGCCTTACCGTCCCGGATGTACTGCTCGGTATATTTCGCGTTATTCTCACTGAACTGCTTCCGAGTCTCATCCTCGGCGGCTTGAGACTGAATAAGTTCCCGGAGGCTCCATTCATATTTTGAAGCCGCCAAGCTGTTGTCGATCAACAGTTTGCTGGTGTTGGCCATCGCCTCGCCCAACTTCTGCTGGAGGAGGGCTTCCTGTTCCTTCCGGATCTCGCCCAAGACTCTGGCCAGGTCCTCCCCGTCGCCCATGGCAGTGCGTAGGGCGGTAGCGAATCTGGGGTAGTCAGCAATCAGTTTTTCCAGAGTTTCAGATTGGGCATTCTGGGTAGCTGTGTTTTTCTTAAATACCCGCTCAGCTGCATTCAGCTTTACTATCTGGTCCTCAACCTGTGAGGTGACGGCTCGGATCTCAACGGCGTTGTCCTTCAAAGCCTGGGTATAGGTGGTCACTTCATAAATGACGTACCCAATCGCGGCAACAATTGCTGTAGGCAGGAAGGTCATGAAACCAGCCTTTAGACTGTTCAGTGCCATAGTCAAAGCGATGGTACTGGTAGTCGTGCTGCCCATCGCCACTTGGACCGCAGCCAAGCCCAGGGATATTGAAGACAACGCTGAGGTAATAAAGGTGGCGCCTTTGAACCACTGAAAAGCCAGGACCAGGCCGTGGGCGGCGGCGGCGGCCAGTGTCGCCTGCACGGCAAATCTGACGACTCCATTACTGGCTAAGTCTGTAAGTACGTCCACGGCGCCCCTGGCGACATTGACCATGGCCTTCAATACACCGGTGAGGCCGCCCTCGCCCATGGCGATCCACAGGTTTTTGACCTTATCCTGAAGGTTCTTGAACATCAGCTGCAGACCCTGTAACTGGATCTGCGCCATCTCCGCCGCGGATCCCGATCGGCTTATGGACGCGCCGAGTAGATCAAATTTATCGACATCCTTGATCAGGGCGGTAACCGCAGCAGAGCCGTAGATCCCGAAGTCAGCGAAGGCCTCCTTGTTGGTGGTCACGACCTTGGATAAGTTGTGGAGTACCTTGGAGATCCCTTGCGAGTTCACATCAAAATCAGCCAGAGTCAATCCGGCAGCCTTAACGTTTTTCTTAAAGCTCTCCGTCGGGATAGCCAGCTTGGCCAGGATCCGGCGGAAGCCCGTGGCCATGGAGCTGGCCTTCAAACCGTTGTCGCGCAAGACCATCATCACCCGGGCGGTTTCGTCCAAAGACATGCCGGCGTTGTGGGCCGCGGGAGCGATGTAGTTAAAGGCCGTCTTGATGTCCTCGATCGTCAGCTTAGATTTATTGACGGCGTTGGCGAAGACGTCGGTGATATAGCCGGTGTCCTTAGCGGCAAGGCCAAAAGCCCGCAAAGTAGTTGACGTCAGATCCACTACCGTAGCCAGATCCGTCATGGTACCGGTAGCAAGGTTGGTGACCCCGGGGATTGCAGCTACGGTCTCCTTGGCATCCAGGCCGGCCTGACCAAGAAGCTTCATCCCTCCAGCAGTCTCTGCTGCCGAGAATTTGGTATCGGAGGCCACCTTTTTCATCGTGTCCGCCATCAACGTCAGATCGGTGTTTGTCGCCCCTGTAATGGCCTGGAGGTCCTTCAGGGACTGGTCGTAAGTGGCGACTGTCGACACCGCCGTCCTGATACCGGCGATAAAAGTGAAGATGGCTGACGAGGCTACGAGGTAGCCGGAGTAGGAACGAAGTTTGGTTATGACCAGGTTGACAGCTCCGCCGAGTGTGGTGAACCCCCTCTCGGCTATTCTCTGCTGGCGCTGCAGGACCCCTAAAGCAGCCCCGGCCTTCCCTATCTCGATATTGTGGGCTCGGATATTTCCGATGATCTTGTTGGCGGCCTGGCCATACCGATCGGTGCTGAGGCGGAGGTCGGCGTATTGTTTCCTGAGGCGCTGGATACCCTCTGACTGCCTACTGTAATCCACGGAGGACTGGGCTTCTCTCTTCTTGGCCTCGTCCAGCCTTTTCAGGACATTGATCTGTTCTTGATAGGAGAGATTGGTTTTTTGAAGCGCGGCAATTTGTTTCCCGTACTGGGGAAACTTCGCATTCAAGCTCTGGAAGGCTGCAGCTGATTTGGTTGCTGCTGTCGTTACTTCCCCAAACTTTTTCTGAAGTTCAGCCAGCCGAGCTTTCAACTCCTCAATTTTCTTGCTGTCACTTGCTTGGGGTACAAACTGTGCAAAGAGATTTCTGGCGTTCGCTCCAGTAGCCCCCTTAGAGGCGAGTAGCCTACTGTAATCTCTCGCTAATTTGTTGACGCTTGCTGATGCTTTTTCGTTCAGAGCCGCCGTTTTAATTAACTCCTTATTCGCCTGCCGTTGTTTCGCTTCTTCTTCTGCTCTTGCTGTCTTAAGTCTTTTCAGGACATTGATCTGTTCCTGATAGGAGAGATTGGTCTTGTCTAGGGCACGTATATGTTTCTCAAACCCGGGGAACTTTGCATTCAGGCTCTGGAAGGTAGCCGCGGATTTGGTTGCGACCGCTGTCGTCTCTCGATAGCTTGCCTGCAGCCGTTGCAACTGCACCTCCAGAATCTTTGTCTGCCCACCATCATTGATCTTGGGTAAGGTGGCCTCCCCGTTCTTACCCACTCCAGGGGTCAGAAAAGAAGACAGCAGCGTATTGGCGGATTTCCCTGCAGACCCGGGGGCGTTCAACACATCGTGGAACTTCGTCTTCAGCACGTCAAGCTGGGCTGCTGCCTTGGCAGATATCAGCGGTGTCTTTTCAAGTTCGGCATTGGCCTTCGCCAATTTAGATGCAGCCTTTTCCTGAGCGGCAGCGCCAGCCTCAACCACTGCCCGCCCCTCCACTTGGGCTTTCGACAGCATTTTCGTCGAGGCTACTTGCTTGTCCAGCCCGGAGGTGAGTTTATTGATGCTCTTGGCGGTGTCCTCAAAGATCTTGGCTGGCGCCTCCTGCCCAACTTTCCGCATTGCTGCGGCGGAGTCTGACATGGCCTTGGCGATCTGGCGGAACCCGTCGGCTATTGTAGAGAAGGCCTGTTTGGTGCCGGCTTCAATCTTCGACCCCAACCCTAATACTGCTGATTGCTCGCCCATGCGGATTCCTTAAGTGTGATACTCTGGTTTCTTCGGCTCCAACATTTTACTCCCCAGCGGCTTCCAGTGTTTCAGCATATTCTGGGTCAACTCGGCACGTTCCTGTTCTGATAGGTGTGTATACTCCGCCGGATCTCCAAACAGCATCTTGGAGCCTGCTCTTTTGGTTGCAACCCGGGGAGGACCACCAACAGGTTTCTCTGCTGCTGGGGTGTCAATATCGATCCCGTGAATGGCGGCCATGAATCGGTTGCGCCCGTACAGTTGGTCGTCGGCAGCTTTATGGAGGAAAAGAAACTGCTCATAGGTCACGCCCCCCTCTCGATAGGCCTTCGTGTAGAAGTCCTCTATCCGGTAAGCCGGGTAGCTCTGCAGCACGAAAGCTACTGCGGTGTCAACTCCGGAATTGCTGGACCTGTCGCCGCTTTCTCCGGTCGAAACAGTTTCTTCACCCTCTGCGCCAGGTCCAAGGCCTTTCCCACGGCGCCCTCGTAGTTGACTTCAAATATGGCATCAACGATGTCGATGAACTGTTCGTTGGTGAGGTCGGCCATGGTGACCTTGTCCATGCACTTCTCGAGGATGTAACCAATGTTCTTCACGATAAGGTCCATGATGATTTTGATTGTCGCCATGTCCTTGTCGTCACCTGGTTCACCTTTGCCTGAGAGGCTCTTGACTGTGGAAACAGCAAGATCTCCCGCATCTAGTTTCCCCATCTGAATGACGGCTTCGATGATCTGGTCCGGCAGGGCTAATTGATCTGCCATCGAGAGGGGATAAAGAACCTCTTCACGGACTTCTCGTACACCAACTTCAACTTTCCTGATTTTAGGACTTAAGGCCATTTTGGTCTCCTGTTGAGGTTAAAACTCAGGCCGCCTATCTGTATAAGATGGGCGGCCTGACTTGTTACTGCCCAATGCTATCAGCCGCCAAGGAACAGGATCTGGCCGTTCGGCATGTTGTTCCACGCGGCGTTGCCGCCAGTAGTATCCTCACTGGCGCCCATGGACTTAATTGTCATGGTGACCGCCGCCGCGTCTTCAGGCTGCTGATCGAGGTTCAAGCTCGAAGTGATATTCGCCCGCGGGAAAACAATTACCATCGAGTAGGCCGGGTTCGGGAAGGTGTATACAGCCTCGACCCTCAGGAACTTCGGCGCCGCCAGGGTGCCAAGAGGGATATTCCCGAGATGAGCGTTGGTGTAGGCGCTGGTTCCGGAAACAAAGGCTGTAGTGGCGAATACCTGTTCCTGGTCAGCTGCCCAGGTACCAGTAAAGTGGTTGGCGGGGATGGTGAAGTAGGGGTTACCACCATTGTCCGGCGCGAACGCGGAGGTAATAGCGGAGGTGCCGACGTACCCCGTTATTCTGCCATAAACCTTGTAGTTGGCGGCGCCCGTAAAAACTACTGTCCAGATGTCGGTGATAACTCCACCGGCATCGGTAACCGCGATGTCATCAACGACGTGAACGCCGGCGACAGTTTTGGTGGAAAGGATCGTGGCAGCCGCGGCGATATCCGCGAAAGGGTCCATACCTCGGGAAATTGCCAGACTCTTTGGAGTGATTTCCTTGAAGGCGCATTCCAGGGTGTTGGTCTCCCGCATCGGGAAGGTTGCATCCAAAGACAGCGGAAAGCCCGACTCCAAATCGAAATATTCGGTCTCGGAGTTGAAGGCGGTGGACGCCAAGGCGCCAAGGGAATCCAGGGCTGTCAGCACCGGAGTCACTGTGGCGATATGTGACGCGGACTTACCGATCCGAATTTGGCTTAAGCCAAGCTGGACGGTTGAGGCGTCTCTCGTAATAGGTCCTGTTCTCATAGTGGTTCTCCGTAAAGTTAATTAAGCCGAGGATACTATTCCTGTATTGCAGGACTGGTTACACACTTTTGCCTATAGTTACCTTTTATTGGGGAAAAAATCAAATATATTAAGATGTCTGCAACTCTTCCTCAGACACAACATCCTGACAGATCCGTGGATTTCAATGTCGACCACNGGCTCCTTCCTNGANCCAAAACGGCCGAACTCAAACCGCCACAGCCCATTATCCTGCCGGACCAGCAGTCGTTTGCCACACTTCTCACAGTTCGCCTCGTACATAAATTGCCTATATTGTAGCGAATTTTAAACGAATCGGGATCAACCGATAAAGGGTGTTGTCGTCGGCTTCCTCTTCGTCCGAGGGCTCTCCCAAAGTTACCACCATCCTGGAGCACTCCACATTTGTTAAGTCCAACAAAGGGATAGCCCGAATACCATTCCCCGCTGGGTCAGTATTGACCAAATAGGCCATGAGCTTGTCCCTAGTCTGGGCCAGGAGATTGCCGGACGAGGCCGTAGCCGAACCCCGGGAAAAGACGTAGGCCCCGACCTTCACCACGCTCAGGCCGCCAACAGGGTACGCTCCGCCAAAGAAAAACTTGACCCAGGTATCGTGCTCGATGCCAGAAACACTGGCCTTGGGGGTCATGTAAATATGCGCGAAGTACACCGGCACCCCATCTACAGCCTTTAAGCCACTGTAGAAGTACTTCTTGATGGAGTACTGGATACACTCTTCACTTAAGGTCGGATGCAGCGACATTAGGCAGCAGCTCCTTTAAGGTATCAGCAAGTTCGGGGTAAAAGCGCCCGTGCAGGTAGTCATTGGCCGCGACGTGGGCGGGGTTGTCCCCGTCCATGTTGAAGGTCATGTTGTCCATGATGATTTTGAGGTGCTTCAGATCGTCAAGGGAATACGCCACGATTATTCTGAACCCGACAGGAAGGACTTCCAATACTTGCATGTAATGCCTCTTAATCGTAGATGTACTCTCTTGGGATCCTACCACCAAAAGCTATCTCAACGATCTCTGCTATTTTATCAGAGTTGTAACCACTNCTGGCTAGCTCTTGAAAAAGAATAGGTTTCAATTGGGATTTCTGTGTCGGCGTAAGCGGTGCTGCCCTAGCTGTTTTGTAGACGAGATCGGCTGCTACCCTGGACACGGTCTTGGCTAAGTTGTCCAAGCGATCAGCCTGACGGTTGATGTTGGCCAGAACATCTATCGCACTATTACCACTGGACGAGTCATCTTCATCATCCCTTGGTATAATGATATCGTCCGCCAGATCCTCTTTCCCACCACGATCACGTTTCATCCAGACGATTTCTCGCATAAGCCGCTGAAAGGCTATACGCCAAGCATCCGATTGGGTTGCTATCCATCCAAGCATCGAGCCCGTAATTATCGGCCGGCCAGGGATTTTACCAGTTACACCCCCACTGCCATATTCATGGACATAGACATAATCTGATACCTTCACCCCCGGCACACCAGGAGCTGCTGAAGGGCCTACATAGTCTCCATTAACCGTGATCACGGTTTTGCCTCCCGCGCTTGTTCGAATACCAAGCGAGGCCAGTGTAGCCCCTGTTAACCGCATCAACGGGGCACCTCTAAAATAGGAGACCTTGTGCTTCCAATGTGCATACCCCCAACCAGGCCCAGCCTTAGTCCCCTCGCCGTCACTAAGTGGATCCATTGGTGGGCCTTTGTATCTGGGGTTGTTGCCTCCTGCCAGTAAAGATTTTTTAATGTAATCCAGGGCATGGACAGCCATCGCTGGGGACAAGGTACCACCACCGCCGTATTTTCCGCTTGGAACAAAGTAGTACATAGCCCTACCCAGACCTTCAACTCCTCGTCCATATCTCGTGAGATTGCTGGTAAATCGGCCTATTGAATATCCCTGTTTTTTGCCCTCAAAGGTTTGCTCAAATAACATCAGGGCACCATCCATTGCGCGACCTAACCGCTTTTCTACAATCTTTTTCGTCATGCCCTGGTGTCCTCCGTCAAAAACACGGACCTGATGCCGATGAAATTGTTGTCCTCGATGTGGTCAACCTTGTACACCACACCTCCAACAGCAGAACGCCACTGCATACCCATGGCGATATCCGCAAAGTAGGAACTGATAAACAGTTGCAGACGTATCACTGACACATCCATGGACTCATTTGCGGCCGGCTTGGCCATTGAGCGGTACATCTGGTCCATGACCGCGCCATGGATCTCCACGCCTGGATAGAGCTGCACCCAGGCGGGCACCGGGTCGTATTTGTTGGCCTCGTTGGCTACGGCGTCTTGATCGTATTTCCAGAAGGCCCCTTTGGCGTTGACCACATAGCCGGAGGCGATGTACTCGACAACCTCGTTCTCGAACATCTGTGGAGCAATGGCTGTGAGAATGACCTCGGCTTGATGCGGATCACTCCCCCAGATCAAGGTGTCACCCACTACAGCTGCGGTCGGCGCCTGCAGATTCAAGTCAAAAAAGAAGGCCCGGATCATCGGGTTGGTGTGCTCGGTGTGGCTGTTGTCATCCAGGAACTCTCCGGTGACAAGAGTGCCGCCGGGTTTCCGGATGGTCATCTCGGATCCCACCTCCTGCAGTACCGCCCGAATTTCGTCAGCTATACTCATAGGTTACATCCTGGCCTATCTGGTCATAAACAAACCCGGCCGGATTGGCCATAAAGCCCTTGGCCAGCAGCTCACTTGTGGCATCATCCAAGGCGCTGATGTCCATCAGGGCAGGCTCTTCTTCCATGGCTTGGGCGAACTCCGCGTCCATGGCGCTGATTATCTTGAAGTAGTTGTCAAATTTTTGTTGTAATTTTATCTGCTTATATTGGAAACGCTCGGCCTGCAGCACCAGTGTAGTATATAGGGTGTGGCGCTTACAACGCTCTACCATCCAATAGGCTTTCCTCGAGACCAAAATAGGAAACACCCAACCAAGCTCTTCGCCGGCCTGGGTGATAACCGCCGCCTGTGCGTCCGCGGAAAGGGTCGACCACGCAGACCCCATCAGGGCCGCCAGCCTCGCTGTCAATTCTGTTGTGTCTGCAATAGCCATAGGCCCTCCAGTTATTCAGCAGGCTCGTGAGATGATGCGGCCGGAGCTACCTTCTCTGGTTCCGGGTCGACAGGTGGTGGGGCTGCCTTCTTAGGGCGCCGTGCTTCTTTAACAGGATGTGCTTGGCGAGGTTTCTCGAACCTGGTCAGGACCTCCTCCACATGCGGGGAGCCAGCCTCGTACTCCTGCTCCAACTGCGGCGGAATGTTGTCGCCCTCGTAGTCCCCCGGGGGGAGGGTGAGTGAGCTGCCAAAAGCCAGGGTTACTTTGGTGCGAAGAACTCTTTTTTCTTCCATAATATCCTCGATAGTTATCGACTAAATTAAAAAGCCCAACCCAGTGAAGGGCTGGGCCTTGATACAGGAACTTTTGCTGTTTATGCTTAGAACACAGTCAGTACGTAGGAACAATCCGGATGATAAACAACCGGCAGAGATTTGTTCTGGATACGGACGACAGTGCCTTCCGGGTCAAACTCGTCCTTGGTGTCCATGGTCACGCCGTAGTTGCCGCCGAGGCCAAAAGGCGCCAGGACGTTTTCCGCTATCTTCATACCATCGGCGTTGGTGTCAGACCACATAATAAACTTGTTGTCCTTGACGATCTTCTCCCGTACCCGCACAGACGACTTGCCCAGGGCGTAAGAGCCAACCAGAGCCACGGAGAGGGTGATAGTGCCAGCACTGGTGTCGACCGCAGAAACGACCTTATCCTCCCAGGTATTGGGTTTGGTGTCATCGTAAAAACGCACCTTGGCACCCACCGCCACATCCTCGGCATAGGTAACGTAGATAGCGGTGTCGCCGGCGGTGGCCGCGGCGGTAAGCACGATGTCAACCTCATGGAAGTCATCAAAGACCTGCAGAGGCCCGACACCGAGCAAGGTGCCGATTACCCCCGCCGGGTTCTTGAAGAGATCCCCATCACCAAAGGCCGACTTGGCCAACAGTGCCTGGATGGTGGAATCCAACATCAAGGTCTTCAACAGGGTGCTGTTCAAGGTACAGAACTTGGCCTTGATGCCGGCATCGTCCGCCAACACCTGGTTGCCGGTAAGCACGTCGTCCAGGATATTTCTGGTGGAGCCGCCGTTCCATTTGTAGTTGGTCGTGAGGGTAACAAGGTGAGTGGCCGGGATACCGTAGTTAACGGTGATCCTGGTGCCACCCTTCTCCAGATAGGAGAAGCCGCCATCAAGAACAGCTTTGGCGGTCATCCACTCACGGCGCCGGTCCATCCTGGCGCGGAGTTTCTGGATCAGCCTGGCAACCTGACGCTGCCCGGTCTCCTTGGTGCGATCGGTACCCACCGCCCGCAGGTTATTCAGCACAGACTCATCGAGGAACCCGGCCTCCTTCATATAGGCGACCTTGGCGGAGCCGTTGCCGATACCGTCACGGCCGACCTTGGGGGCGACCGCGCCCGGGGCGACGAACGGGGTCATGCCGGCAGAACCATATTCAACCTCCCACTCGATCGAGTCACTCTGTGCCCGGATTTCCGGGAACATATTGGTGAAGGTGAGAGTGGGTGCGGCCGGCAGCTTCTGGACCAGCTTATTGAGTGTAGTGAGTTGGAGTTCGGGAATTCCCGCAGAACCTTTCATATTCGTTTCCCCTTATTTCAGAATGGTGAATTTGCCTCGGGAAACGGCGCCGAGGGCGGTAATAGCCGCCGCATCCATGCCCACCAAAGCGTTGGTGTACAGTACTGCGTTTGACAAGACGATCGACACGTTGGCGCCAGCGGGGGCCGGGTAGTCAGAACTACCGGTATCTACCGCCTGATCGATTATACAGGTGGCCGCCGAGAACTTGCCGTTGGTCAAGGTCTTGTGGTAGACGTTGGCCAGCTTGGCCACGGTCGCGGTGATGTCGTTCGTCACCGTCACCTTGGTAAGCCCGGGGACCGCATCCACAACTATCGCGGTGATGGGGCCGCCGTCGGTATAGGTGTTGTCGCTATCGGAGGAGCAGATGGTCTGGCCCACTTTGAACTTCAGGGCCGCGGTGTTGGTCATGTACAAATCCGTGCCCGCTGTAACATCCGCAGCCAGGAATGACCGTCCGACATCCGTAAGAGCAATTGTGGTCGGGATGTAGGGCACGGCGTATTCCCCATAGGTGGCCATGACCGTGCCCGCCTTCAGGGGGCCAAAACCGCCCAGGATGGTCGCGGGCAGGATAAGTGCCTGCTCCCGGTAAGAGTAAAACAACGGCGCGATTCCGGGGGTCCGCCCGGATGCGTTGAACTGCGGAGTAGATCCGCCAAGTCCGTAAGGCTGATTCATATCAAATACCCTCCAAAGGATATAGTTAATCGATTACACGGCGGCTGCGGGAGAGACAAATGCCAGCAAGGCGTCGACCGTAGCGTCGACCTTGGTCAGGTCGTCGGTGTCTTCGTTGCCCTTGGCGCCAAGACCCTTAAGCACCGGCTCTTCTTCCGCCTTGGCTCCAAGTTCCTTGGCCCAATCACCAACTTCGGCGCTGATCGAGGCTTTGTAACCCTCGGCATCAAACACGCCGTCCTTGGTAAAGGACTCGGAAGTGGCGCAGGTCCTGCGCACCTTGTCTTCAAGCCGGCCGGGGATACCCGAGGCCTTAAACACCTCGGAGAACACGCCCTCAGCCTGGACCTGGTTAGCTTTTTCCAAGGCAATCGCCTTATCCTTCTCCAGGGCTTTCAATCGAGCGTCGTTGGCGGCATTGACCTCAGCTGCCTTATCCAGCTGGCTTTTCAACTGGCTGTTATCCTGCTCAAGGAGCACGATCTTGGTGGTTGCCGAGGTCAGGTTCGCAGACACCTCCGCGG